GTTTGTTTATGCGTTCTTGTTTTTCAATAATCTTATCAAACATTTTGGCATATTCTATCTCAGCCTTCCTCCGCTCTTCATTAGCACGTTGCTCATCTGCAAGTGCTTTCTTTCTTGCTTTACTTTCCTCATCTTGTATCTTCGCCTTTTTTTGAGTCTCGCTCGTGCCCGTCCTATATGCTTCATTGAGCATTTCCATCTCCTGACGGCTGCGTTCAAGATTCAATGCAGACACATCACCTGATTGTTCTAATTTAGCACGGGTTACTTCAAGAGCCTCAATCCTTCTCATGAGTTGCTCGGCCTCCTCATTGGCCCTCTTGAGGCCCTCTTGACCGAATTGCATCTCTTCCTTATGGCCAGAGCCGATGGCTTGATAGTAAAGTTCAATGTCACTCCTCACTTGCTTGAGTCTCTCCCACATACCATCAAGTTGGGTATTGATGTTCTTTATCGCACCATCCATACCCGTACTCTCTGTGCTTACTTGTCCAAAGGCATCTGCAATCCTCACCACATCATCCGCACCCTTGGCGATGCTCTTTGTGCTATTCTCCAAGTTCTTTAAGTTGATGTTTTTTGTTGAGATATTGCCAAGGGCCTTTTGCATCTCATTGAGTTTCTTGAGGAAATAGTCAACACCTTGGTCTCCCATCTCCCTAAAGGCTTTGATTACACTTTCCTTCGTTTCCTCCGCTTGCATTGCGGTGTATTCCAACTCTTCATCTGCCTTCTGAAGTTTCTCAATGAAACCATCTGGAATGACAAGTTCAAGACCATATTCATCAGCCATAAGTTAAACCTCTTTGTAAATATGTTTGTAATTTCCTTTATTTGCCACTTTATTTGCCCGCCACAGGCTTTTCTCCCTCTTGACCTATGTTTGTATTGATATTACCTCCAAAGTCATTTACAAGGGAATGTTGCTCTGCTAACTTCTCTACATCTATCATCTTACCTTTCCTCCGTGCAACCTGCTTCTCCGTTAAGTAGTTCACATGAGTGTTATCCATCATCATAAGCCGTATCATCGGAACTGAGAGCTTCCATTTGTAATCCTCCATTGTGACAAAGGGACATGCTTTTAGGAAATCCACCATGTCACCTACCTCGCTCACTGCATAGATAGTTTCTGTGCGTGAATCGGCTTCTTCCTCATCCTCTTCGCCTCCGTCACACTCGCTCTGAATATCTGGAGCATATCCAGAGCCGAGTAAAAAAAATTGGTGTCAAGGAGCTTGAGTGTTTCAAGAAGAATGGGTGCAAATTGTGTAGGGTCACATTGCCACATCAACGTGTCAAAAGTTGCCTTGTAAAGCTCACTATATCCGTTTCCCTCCTTACCTCCTTCATATATCTTATCCTTGTCATTAAGCAAGGCAAGGGTAAGGACATGAATGATTGCAGGGATATTAGTGGCGAAGGACTTGATGACATCACCGAAAGCATTGCTTTCTCCTTTGTGTATCTCTATCGCTTTTTTAGCTATTAGCCATTGTGTACCCATCCTCAAGGCTCTCACCTCCCACTCCGTTCCGTCAAGGGCAACGAGATGCGGTGAATCAGTGAGTATCTCTGCAAGACGTTCCTGCGAATCGATACTTGCTTCTTGCTTCTTTGGTTTTTGCGCCTCTATTTCCTTCTTTCTCTTTTCGGACATCTTGGCTCTTACAACCCGTTTCTCTTTATTTTCCTCCTTCTCCTTCATATCTCTTTTTTAAGTGGTTAATAAAAAAAGAAGAGGGAAAGGGGCTTTCAACTCCCTTCCCCTCAACACTATCATAGCACTATTGCTATCATGATGCAGGTTCCGATGCGAGGAATCTGTAGTCCATTGTAGCCACGCCTGATGATGCAGGGATGAAGCCCCAAGTGGTTTGCTTGGTCTTTGCTGCGGTCGGGGTGGAGGTTGATGCAGCATCAAAATTCACATAACCTGCATAAGCGGTGCCTGCAAGCTGACCCTCACCATAACCTGTCTTCAGGGTTGCGAGTACAGCCTTGGAGTTCATCTTCACCTTGGGAAGTACAACATGGCGGTTTGCAAAGCGTACCACGATGGCGGCATACAGCTCCTCATAGTTGAGGGGTGCAAGCACTGAAGACGCTGCTTGATATGCCTCGGTAGTACCGGGGGTGATTGAGAGCGAACTCTTGTTAGCCTGAGTTACAAGAGTGTAAACAGTGCTGACGAGAATGTAGTAACCTACATAGTCATCCTTTGTGGTGAAGCCACTTACACTTACGCTCTTATACTCGGTATGCTCAGTCCATCCGAAGATAGCCTTCATCATATCGTTCTGGAAGTCGGTGCAGGTGGCAGCAAACTGAACCTGGCCAAGTGTTACGTTCTCAAACAGAGGAGTATCACGGAACTCTGCATCAACGGTGTTTACCTCATTGTCATCAGGAGTGATGGAGACGGTATCTGCTACAATCTCCGTGATGTCATAAGTGGTGTCACCAAGCTCAAGAACTCCATTGTTATTCACATAAGGAGTAATCTCCATACCTATGGCGTTAGAAAGAGTGATAACGCCGGTGTCCATTTTCTGTTTAGCCATTCTTTTTAGCCTCTTTTTTTAGTTTATTTTTAGTATTAACTCAACGATGTTACAGTGCCACTTGCGGTTAGAGTCATAATCACTATAACAAGCATTCCTCTCAATATGATAAAACTCATCCTGAGCATTGTCAAGTATAGTGTTAAGGGCGGTTTCCATAGCGGATAGGATAGGCACATTCTTTGTGCCATCACCTTTTGGTCTTGCATAGAGCCAAAGGAGAACCACACCATCGGCAATAGCGCGGCGGTCTCGCACGGAGGAACCGCAATCAATAAGTAGCATATCATTCCATGTGCTTAGTATGGTGTCAGGAAGTGTGCCTGCAAATGTATGCTGGCTCACCTTCTTATTAAGCAACCCATAAAGGTATGTCTCAATCTTTGATGTGTTGAATCTCTCCTTTGCCATACTTTAGTTCACCACTCTACCTCTATCAATTCCAATACCTACTATCTCACTTCCCTTGAACATAGATTGCAACTTTGTCATTTCTCCACTTATCTGGCTTATGATATGATACTTATGTCCCATTCCTCCTTGCTTACCTGCTTCAAGTATTGAGGAGTAATAGATGACATTAACGCATATAAGGCATAATCCATCGGTGCTGGGCTTGAAGTTCTTGAAGAATGTCCTCAAATAACCATGACCCGTACCTGCTTGTATATGATGCTTCGGCCATCCTTTGTGTATTCCCGTTGAATCGGGTTGTCCCTTCGGTGCATAGTACCTTGTCCTAACCCTCTTTCCTTGGTAGTACAATGCCGTTGCATAAGCATCCGTCATGTTGCTCGTGTCTGCATTTGTGTCATTAGTTCTTGCTGCATAGTTGATGATTCTCAACCCTTCCAAGATAAGTTTATCAAAGAACTTGTTAAGAACCTTGTCTGCAAGCCTTCCCATAATGACTACACCTAAGAGGCTTGAACGTCCGTGACATCAACGTAGCATGTGCATCCGCTTAGTTGGCTTGGGAATACCCCATACACCTTACCACTTACAAGTGTGCCGTACATGTTTGCCCTAAACAAATCACCACGCTTCGGTTTTACGAAGTTAGGGGTTTTCTTTATTGGAAAATGTACTGCATAAGCGGCTGCGGTGAAGTTACCAAGACGGCTATGAGAGGCTTCCATGATGTCGCATTTCGTTTCATAAATGATTACCTCCCTTGATACTTGCTCATCAAGAGGTGCATCATCATCATTCTCTATGCGATAAAACACTCCATCAAAGGGGTATTCATCAAGTTCATGTCTGTCAATGTGTGCCATCCTTGTTACATGTCAAGCCATTCCATGCCTCCGCTCGGAGCAATCTCTTCAAGCATTTCCTCATCATTCCACTTTTGATACAAGGCAAGTGCCATGTCAAGGATGCGCTGCTTCTGCTGTAACGTCTGGCTACCCGTTGTCTTGGAATAACTTCCGTGAGCATTTGTCTGTGATGCCCATACATCGGGTGAGCAATAGGCAGTATAGAGAAGGTCAGCTTTACAGAGGTCACGTTGCTCGCGAGTTAGTTCATCAAAGCTCTCAACACCTAAAACATTCCTCTCTCTTGCAATCCTTTCAAGCACTGTCTTGTCAAAGACAAAGCCCGTAAGACCTTCAAGATAAGTAATGATGTCAAAAGTATTAACATCCTCTTGAACTTGCTCTTGTGTTCCTTCCTGCATCTCCTCTTCCATAGTCTTTTGCCTTATACCTTTAGTGGTTATGATAAGTGTAGCATTGCAATCTTGTCAATGTACTCTTTTGCAAGTGCAACACATACTACCGCTTAGTCTGCGGTAGTAGTGTTCACTATTACATGATACGGGAACTCGGTAAGAGCGGGCACTGCGCTCATGATGAGGTCGGTGTGCCACTCCTTGAAGTTTCCGTTGTTCAAAGTGGTTGTGATGAGTCTCATCAACCCTTGCTGCAAGGAAGCATAGTTCTTCTGAACGATGCTTGAGCCATAGTTCTTGAAGAGCTTCTCCTCAAGTTGGTCTGTAAACTCAATCTCACCAACATAACCCGCAGGGCAGAGGACTGCGATGTTCTGCTTCCAACCATTAACCATTGTATCGGTTGTCATGGTCATCTTCCTTACCTTGTCAACTACCAGCTCAATGGGTGAGATAGTGTCGTTCTTGGCGAGGAAGGAGAGGACGGTAGCATCATCATAGACGAAGTTTGCCGTGATAGGCTCATTGGCAATCTTCTTGGAGTCTATAATCCACTGCTTCACCTGCTCGTTGGTCTTGAATACCTCACGGAACATCTGGATAGGAATCTTCCAAACCAGAGGTGCGTTGTAGTTAGTGGCATTGCGGAAGTCATCCTCAATCTTAGCCATCTGGTCGATGAGCTTGCAAGTGGGGTCTGTCCATGCTTTTGCACCTGCGGTCTTGAAGTTCTCGACAGGTATCTTGGCTTTGTGGAGTGCCATGTGAGCACCACGACCTGCATCGTAGTAAATCTCACCCATTGACATCAACTTACTACCAAGATAAGTGAGGGTAGCATTGGCGGAGTCATAACGTGACTGCACCTCCTGTGTCCATGCAAGGATTATGTCGCGGTCGTTACCAAACTGAGCAAATTGCTCCTCCTTGTAGTAACGCTCTGTTGCCTTCTCTACAATGCCTGGGGCAATGAAATCAGGGATACTTGCGCTATAGAACTCTATTCCCTCATTGTCCATAGGCAGGGAGTCTGCAAGACGAGAGCGAATGTCCATAAGAGGAGCAGCCTCAGCCTTGCGTGACTTGACGGTAAAGGTGGCAGTGCCATCAGGAGCGGTAGGAGTCAACTGTTCAGCCTTACGGAACTGGGTAGCCCACCATCCATAGTTTACTTGGAGGAGAGCGGCCTCATCTATGTAGGTCTGAAGGAAACGCACATCATTGTCACTGAACAAGCGTGCATAACGGCTATTGTTAAAATCAAATTTTGCCATAGTCTTTATCTCTCTTTTTTACGTTTTACTCAGTGGGGACAACAATGCTATTCTCACCAAGGGTTACAGTGCGAGTCTCAGTGTTGATACTTGCATCTGTAATACCATAACCAGCAAGAGTGGTAGCCTTCTCAGCGAACTTCTCATCTGCATCTGCCTTTGTGTAGAACTGAGCCAAAGCACTTGACTCGTTGCTTACATTAGAGAGAGCATTGATGACAAACCAACCAGGAACACGTGAGCCGTTGATGGCCTTTACGCAAGCGGGAAGGGGTGACATCTTTGACTCATACATCACAGCCTCAATGATGGGGTCAAAGAGGTACTTGGCGTTCTCAAAGTCTGTGTCTGTCTCAGGATTGCCCTGATTGGCAGTTGATGCGGGATTATAGATGCAATCCATATCCCAAGGCAATACCATGTTGATATTGCTCACGAGCATCTGCTTGTCATTACCAGCCTCCTTAGCCTCCACAAGAATCTTACCCTTTTGGATTGCACCAAGAGTTGCGGAAAGTGTAAGTGACCAAACCTCAGTTGATACACCACTAATGGTAGCGGTAGTAGCACTTACGGCGGTCACGGTTACAGCCTTGCCTGTACCACCAAGAGTTGAAGGCTCAACCATGAGAATGTCACCCACGAAGGGAATGTGACGATAACCATTGCGTACGATAAGTACGGTTGTAGCGTTGTTTGCTACTGCATCTGCAACCTCATAGGTCTTGAGTATCAAGCCAGTTCCATTGTCTGAACCAAACCTGTACTCAACCAAGTCGCCAGCGAAGAACTTACCATAACCCTTGAAGGGGTTAAGCAAGCGGCAACCAAGCGGAGGAAAGACAAGCTCGTTCTTCGCTCCACCTTGGAGCTTTACGAACACCTGGCGATTACCTCCAATCTTGCCCTCTTGCTGAACGAGAACGCGACCGTTGTAGATACCCTGTCTGTTGTTCTGAATGTCCATGTTTTTAATCTCTTTTTTAAGTTGTTGTTGAAGAACTCTATCGTGTCAAAACATGAGACTTATTTCATGAGGATTATGGTTATTCGCTCTTGTTCTGGCTACCGATTTGGGTTTCACGTTCCTTGCGAACATCATCCCACTCGCCCTTCTGCTGCTCACCACCACCTACACCTCCACGCGGTGTGTAACCACCTCTTGTGTCAGCTTTTGTTTTGTTGTAGAAAGCAACAAGGTTGTTGACTTTTGTATCAACATCGGTATCCTTGTCAATAGCAATCTCGGCTATCATGCCGTTGCACCATTCCTCATTCTTGATGCCTTTCTCTTTCAGTTTGGAGAGGATTTGTTTTTTCTTCTCCTCAATGGTCTGAGTGTTCTGCCTTTGCGTTTCCCTTTGCTCCAAAGCCTCCAACCGCTCACGCATAGCCTTCATCTCGGGCGTTTCGTTTGCGGGAGGTGTGTTCTGAGGAGGCTTTTCCTCTGGATGTTTAACCTTCCAGTCATTCACGAAAGCCGACTGGTCGTTCTTCGCATTGGCATTCATTGTCTTAAAAGTGGATGTCACCTTCTCAACAAACGCATCAAGTTCCATCTCATCATTTGCAATCAAAGGCATTAGGGTGTCTAACTGCTCATTGATGCTTCTCTCTGACATGTGCAAGGGTGTCTTGCCTGATTCTGTCAGAATACCTTTGAGCTTTTCAAAGGCTTCTTGTTTTGTAAACTTCATATTGTGTATGTAATTAAGAAAAAGTTCTCTTGCCACAAAAATAAGTTGGTTAAAATATAAGATACTAACATTAACAAATAAAGTTGTTGCACTATGCAATTACTTTTTACACCTTATAAATTAAAAAGGATATAGTGCTAAGTATTTTTGTAGGGAGTTACATTGGGATAAGAATGGCTACCGAGCAAGAGCAAGTTGTAATCAGACCACAAGCGGGCTTTCAGGAGATGTTTGTTCGCTCCAATGTTGACTTCGTTGTGGGAGGTGGCGTGCTAAATGCGGGCAAGTCCTTCGGAGCAGTGCTTTCCGTAGCTGAACCCTCGCTTGACGGGCGTTTCCGTGCTTGTTTCCTTCGTAATAACCTTGATGACTTGAAAGCAGGTGGCGGTATTCTTGATACCTTCACAGAGTGTTATGGGGAGAAAGGATGCAAGATAACGGAAAGTGGCAACCCACATGTTGATTTCCCAAGTGGTGCAAGAGTGGATGTGACTCACTTGGCAGACCAAGACAAGAACAAGATATTACAACGATTCAAAGGTCGTCAGTATGATTTGATATACTTTGACGAGGGTACGGGTTTCACATGGACTGCATTTGTGACACTTGCATCACGAAATCGTGGTAAAGCTTCTTGGACAGGTAAACTTCGCATGACTACCAACCCGAAGCGGTCTCATTGGCTTCGCAAGTTCCTTGATTGGTATATCGGACCTGATGGGTTTATCCGTGAGGATAGGAATGGTAAAATCCGCTATTTCTACATCAACGGAGAGACGGTAGATGATGTAGTCTGGGGCAACACTAAGGAAGAGGTTTATCGTGTCTGCAAGGCAAAGATAGATGCTAAACTTAAACGCATCAATCGTGGAGGAGGAACGGCTACCTTTGAGGATTTGATAAAGTCCTTTACGTTCTATTTGGGTAGCATGAGCGAGAACAAGGCTTCACTTGAAAGAAACCCTGATTATGTAGGTAGTGTTGCCATGATGGGTGAAAGAGAGGCACAAGCTAACCTTGAAGGAAACTGGAATGTTGATAGCGATGAGGATTTGAGCGC